TGAAGCGACCGAAGACCAGCTCGCCGCCGAAGAGGTCTAGTCGCATCGACGAAGACCTCGACCGATACCATCAACCGCAAACCTTAAGAGGACAAACAATGAAACTGACAACCATTCGCCCGATCGTCGGCTCGACGATGAGCCTTTATATCTTCGACGACGGCGTCGAATACATTCATGCCGGCGAGCTGCAAATCGAAATCGGCTACTCTCCGAAGTCGTCGTCGCTTCGCACCTTGGATCGCTTCGGGCTCGAAAAGACCGAAGTCGATTACGCATCGGCGGCGGCGATCAAGTCGTACAACCCGGCGACTATGGCGCGCGTTTACCGCGCGGTCCCGCTTGTTCCGGCGCGCTTCGCGCTCGACAGCCGCCGCGCCTTCGCCGCGAAGTGGGCGTCGAACTACGCGCGACGCATTGATCGCGCCTTCGACCAGCTCGCCGCGTCGCTCGACCCGAAGCCGCTTCAGGGCGACCTTATCGACATCGGGCCGCGCCTCGAAGCGAAGACCGGGTCGAGGACCTCTTCGACGACGACGACCTCTTCGACGACGACCTCTTCGACGACGCCAGCGCCAGCGCCAGCGCCCGACGACCTGGACGTCGAGGTCCTCTTCGACGAACCCGAAGCCGCGCCCGTGCAAGCGACCTCGACGCCGGTCGCCGACCCTATGGCGCTCATTCGGTCGGGTATGGAGATCTTGTCGGCGCTGGGCGGTCTTGAAGCGCGCGACAAGCTCATGTTGCGCGACGCGACCCGGAACATTATCGCGCGGCATGCCGGCATCGCGTTGTCCTCGACCCCTTCGGTCGGCGCGACGGGTTACGGCGTTGGGAACCGGCTGGTTGAGCTGGGATACCGATACTCGCTCGACGTCGTCAAGACCATTGGTCGCCGCGTCGCCGCGCGCTATCGTCGCGCCTTCAACGCCGAACCTCAAACCTGTAAGCGTTGGGTTGACGGCGAAGAGCGCGACGTCAACTTCTACGTCAAGCCCGAAGCCGTCGCGATGCTCGACGATGAGATCCACGCTTACTTTCGCGAGGTCGGGTCTTGAATACCTTCGAGCTACAGCGCGCGATTAGGGACGACGACGACTTGAACGCCGGCGAGGTCGCCGTCTTGTTCGTCCTCACGACCTATCTACCGAACGTCGCGCCCAGCGTCGAGACGATCGCGCGCGGTTGCCGGATGAACGCGAAGAGTGTTCGACGCATCTTGAAGCGCCTCGAAGGGCGTTGGTTGCGTCGAACCCTTCGACCGGGCAAGCCTTCGATCTATACGCTCGACCCTACCATCGAAAGACCCTACCATCGAAAGACCCTACCATCGAAAGACCAGGGGTCTATTGATGGTAGACACCCTACCATCGAAAGACCCCCCGAAGAGACAATAAGAGATCTAGTATCTACGAACTACGAAGATACAAAGACCAGCGCGCGCGATCGGCTCGCCCGATGGGCTAGCGTTTGGGATCAAGTCGTCGGCGTCGGGCCGTTGCCGTCGCTCGACGAGCTTCGCCGCTGGCGACCGAAGGTCACAGAGGCTCATCTATCGGCGACGCTGGGCGAGGTTGCCGGCGCGGTCGCCGCTGGCGTCGCGAAGTCGCCGCGCGCGATGTTCTTCGCCGGGCTCAAAGCGACGATCGGCAAGCCGGCCCCGACGGCCTGGTCGCAAGAGCAAGTCTTAAGCGCCCTTCGCCCGGCGTCATCGACCGCGCCGCCCGACCTTCGACGACCCGACCTTCGACCGCCGGTCATCGCGCCGCCGCTTGTTGAAACGCCCGACCAGCGCCTCGCGCGCCGGTCAACCGCCGCCGCTGGGCTCGACCAGCTCGCCGACGCATTAAAGGACAAACCATGACACAACGAACAATCGCCGCGCTATACGTCGAGACTGACGGCTGTTACTTCGGCTTAGACGGCGTCGAGCCCTACGACGAACGGCGCGACGCTCGAACATACGACGGTCCTCATCCGGTCGTCGCTCATCCGCCTTGCAAGCGTTGGGGCCGATATTGGTTCGGTGGACCGTCGATAAGTGTTCGCTATGAGCGCCCAGGTATGGACGGGGGTTTATTCGCCGATGCGCTGGCGAAGGTTCGCCGCTTCGGCGGCGTCATCGAACACCCCGAAGGGTCGCACGCATGGCCGCACTTTGGTTTGACGAAGCCGCCGAAGTCGGGCGGCTGGATTCGCGCCGACTGGCCCCTCTTCGACGGCTGGACTTGTTGCGTCGAACAAGGTCACTACGGGCACAAAGCGCGCAAGGCGACATGGTTATACGCGGTCGGTTGCAAGTTGCCGTCGCTTATTTGGGGCGCGGCGGCTGGTAAAATTCGGCTCGACGAAGGGTTCGCGACCTCATCGGATCGGGCTTCAGCTCGAGCGCAAGGCATAAAGCCTATGAAGAGGCTTTCGAGCGCCGAAAACCTCGCGACGCCCGAACCGTTTCGCAATTTGCTGATCGAAATGGCGCGAAGCGCCGAAGTTAAAATCTAGCTCAAATCAAAGGACAAACAATGACAGACCTACACAAGATCGCCGCGCCCGACGCCGAAGCGGCGTTTTTGGGCGCTATGCTCGCCGACCCCGACCAGATAGACGCTATGGTCGCCGAAGGGCTGGTCGCGCACGACTTCGCCGTACACTTTCACCGTCGGGCCTGGACGGCGCTGGTCGCCCTTCGGGCAAGCGATACGCCCGTCGATGAGGTCACACTCTGGCAAGAAATGAGCGCGACCGGCCCGACGCGGCCCGAATGGCTACGCGACCTCGCGAGCTGGTCGTCGCTCGCCGGCGCGATGCCGACCCATGCCGCGTATCATGCCGGCGTCATTAAGACGAAGCGGCGGCTTCGCGAGCTGCACTTAGCCGCGCTCGACCTCGCGCAAGGTTGCGCGACGCCCGGCGCGGACCCGGCGACGCTGGGCGAAAAGCTATCAGCCGCGCTCGAAGAGGCGACGCCGCCGCGCCGAAGCGAACAAGACTTCAAATCGGTCTTGCGCGACGTCTTCGAGCGCATTCAACGCCGAAGCTTGCTCGAAGCCGCCGAAGGTATCCCGACGGGGCTTCGGGAAGTTGACGCGCTCATCGGCGGCTTAGAGGCGACGCGGCTGTATATCTTGTCGGCGCGGCCCGGTATGGGAAAGACCGCGCTAATGCTTCAACTGGTCCTCGCCGCCGCTCGACGGGGGCCGGTCTACGTCGCCAGCCTCGAAATGACCTCGACCGATCTCGGCGAACGGGCGCTCGCGCTCGAAGCGCGCGTCGATGCCGGCAAAGTGCGCGAGTCTTGGACGCTCGACCAGCGCGGCTTTGCGGCCCTTCAACAAGCGTTGATCCGAATGAAGGGTCTTCCCATTTACATCGACGACGCCTCGAACGTAACGCCGGCCGAGCTCCGGGCGCGCGTTCGCGCGTTCAGCCGCAAACACGGCGCGCCGGCGCTGGTCGCCGTTGACTACCTTCAACGCCTCGCGTCGCCCGACGTCGGCACGGCGAACCGCGCCGAACGGGTCGGCGCTGGTAGTTGGGCGTGCAAGGCCATTGCGAAAAATCACAATTGCCCGGTGTTGTTGCTATGCCAACTCAATCGCGATTGCGAAAAGAGGACCGATAAGCGCCCGGTCTTGTCGGATATGAAGGAAAGCGGCGACATCGAACAAGACGCCGACGTCGTCTTCGGGCTGTATCGCGAAGGCTACTACGACGCCGAAGCCGAAGACGACCTCGCCGAAGTCATCGTTTTAAAGAACCGACACGGGCGACCTGGTCGCGCGCGCGCCCGATGGATCGGAAGTCAAACGCGCTTTGAAGACCTAGGAGACATGTACCAATGAAAGAACTAGCAGAGAGGGCCGTCGCCTGTAAGCACTGGCGATGGTTGCCGGGGATGAGATGCACACACCGGTGGATGAGCGGTATTCGCGTACTTGTCGACGAGAGCGGAGAGCAGTCCGAATCCTATATCGTGTTGCCAGACGCCGACGGAAACGCCGTGGTGACTCTCCACGATTGCGGCATCATGGGCGGCTTTCCTGACGCTGATAGCGCTTATCCATTCCTGCCAGATCTCACCGATCCCGCCACGCTGGGGTGTTTGCTTGCCCTTGTGAGGGAGGCGTGGGAGCCACATCGGGGCGACGACTCAGTTGTTAGCACTATGCAAGTTGGCGACAAATGGGGGGTCGGCGCTCGATACGGCTCTGAGGGGCTGGCGGCTATCGTCCTGCCGGCCTTCGACACTGAGGCTGAAGCACTCGTCAAAGCATTGGAGGCCGCGCCGTGAAGAAATGGACAAACGAACACGGTCGAGTCGTCATCGGCCCCGACGGTCTGGTGTGGAATCAAGCCGGGCTCGACGCCGGCTTCGCATCGGTCGGCATATCGACCGAAGACGACCTCGCGCGCGTGCTCATCAACGCCGTCGCGCTATTGACGCCAGCGCAAGCGCGCCAGCTCGCGAAGGTCCTCGCCGATGCCGCCGACCGCGCCGAAGAGGAGTCGAAATGAGCAAGCCGCCGACGACCGAAGATCTTCGCCTCGCCTTCATGGTCGAGGTCGCCGCCGCTCGACGACGAATCAATACCGTTGATCGGCTTTGGGCGAAGGGCGCGACGACGCCCGCCCAGCTCGCCGACGCGCGCGAAGCCGCTTATCTGTCAATGGCGATGCTTCGCAAGCTCGGCGCGGCGACGATCGAACTCGACGCGGCGATCCGTCATCGCGAACTCACATCAACGACTAAGGACAAACGATGACAGACTTTAGCATCAAAGCGCCCTTTCCATACTTCGGCGGCAAGTCGCGCGCCGCGTCGGCGGTCTGGTCGGCGCTGGGCGACGTCGAACACTACGTCGAGCCCTTCGCCGGGTCGCTCGCCGTCTTGCTTCGACGACCTCATCTCGCGAACCGCGCGTACTACTCTGAAACCGTCAACGACCTGGACGGCTTGTTAGTCAATTTCTGGCGCGCCGTTCAGGCTGAACCCGAAGCCGTCGCGCACTTCGCATCATGGCCCGTCGCCGAAGCCGACCAGCACGCTCGACACCTTGCGATCCTGAAATGGCGAAGCGACGAAATGTTGTTGAGGTTGTGCGGCGACGCCGACTTCTACGACGCGAAGATCGCCGGCTATTGGGTTTGGGGATTGTGTTGTTGGGTCGGGTCGGGATGGTGTAGCGGGGTCGGGCCATGGGTCGCCGACGCCGACGGGCGCTTCGTAAAACAACCGAAGACGGGTCGAGGGGTCAGTCGTCAAAAACCATTCGCGGCGAATAGCGGTCGGGGCGTCAACCATGGCAACCTTCGCGAGCCGGGCGTCGGCGAACCTCATCCGATGACCATGCCGAAGTTGCTTCAATGGATGCGAACGCTCGCCGCGCGCTTGCGGCATGTTCGCATCTTAAACGGCGACTGGTCGCGATGCGTGACGAAGGCTACGACACACACTTTGAGCGTTCGTGGTAGCGGCGTCGCCGGCGTCTTTCTTGACCCACCATACGGGGTCGAAGACATCGCCGACGTTTACAACCATGATTCATCGACTGTCGCGCAAGACGTCGCGAAGTGGTGTCTTGAACACGGCGACGACGACCGGCTTAGAATTGTCCTCGCCGGTTTCGAGGTCGAGCATACGGCGCTAGAGTCCGCCGGCTGGCGCGTCGTCGATTGGTACGAAGGGGCCGGCGAACTCGCTTTGTTGAAGGGCGGATACGGCAAGACGTCGCAAATGCACCGCGATCGGCTTTGGTTGTCGCCGGCTTGTTTGGGCGGCAAGGGGTCGCAAGTGTCTTTGTTCTGATTATGTTATGAAGCGGTAGGAGGTCTTCGAATGGCGCGACCGTCAAAACTCAACGCCGAACGAACGGCGATCATTTGCGACGCCTTGCGCGAATGTATGCCCTACGAACAAGCGGCGCGACTCGCCGACATCGACGTCGCGACGTTTCGACGCTGGCGACGGCGCGGCGAGAACCCGAAGTCGGCGCGCGACAAGCCCTTCGAGGCGTTTAGCGCGGCCATTAAAAAAGCCGAAGCCGAAGCGCAACGCGAACTGGTTCGACGCATCGCAAACCCCGACGCCGACAAAGCGAAGGGCTGGCAACGCTGGGCGTGGTTGCTAGAGCGCCGCTGGCCCGAAGTCTGGGCGCAACGGCAACCCGAAGCCGCCCAGCGCGAAGAGATCGTCGTTGACCTGGTCGAGGGCGGCGACTGATGGCGACGCTCATCGCGAAACCACACCGCGTACAACGCGCATTCCTGAACGACCCGGCGCGCGTACGCCTCTTCGTCGGCGGCATCGGGTCGGGCAAGACCTGGGCCGGCGCGCTCGAAGTCGTACGCCAGCCGGGCGGAACTCGCGTTATGGTCGTCGCGCCGACCTATCGGGTCTTGAAGGATGCGACCTTACCGGCTTTCATGGAAGCGGCGCGGCCCCTTGTTCGCTCGCATCGCCGCGCCGAATTGGTTACGGAGCTTGTCAACGGAACCGAAATCCTATGGCGTACGGCGACCGAACCCGACCGGCTTCGAGGTCCGAACCTGGGCGCGGTGTGGATTGACGAAGCGGCGATGATTAAGACCGCCGACGCCTTCGAGGTCTTAGTCGGTCGCTTGCGCCTCGACCCTGGGCGGCTTTGGGCGACGACGACGCCGAAGGGCTTCAATTGGCTACACGACCTCGCGCAAGACCCGAAGACCGGCGTGCATCACGCATCGACGCGCGACAACGCCGCGCTTCCTGACGACTTCGCCGACTTCGTCGCCGACCGCTATACGACCGACCTCGCCGAACAAGAACTCGAAGGGCGCTTCGTGGACTTGTCGGGCGGCTTGTTTAAACGGGCGTGGTTGCCGATCGTCGCCGGCGCGCTGCCCGAACCGGCGTCGGGCAAGCGTTATCGCTTTTGGGACCTCGCCGTTTCGACGAAGACCAGCGCCGACTATACGGCGACGGCGCGCGTTACGGTTACGACCGACGCTCGAATCGTCATCGACGGAATATGGCAAGGGCGCGCGGCATGGCCCGAAGTCAAACGACGCATCGTTGACACGGCCCGATCTGAACCCGACACTATCGTCGGGGTCGAGACGATCGCCGGCTTCGAAGTCGCCTTCGCCGAGCTGGTCGAAATGCCGGCGCTGGTCGCTTGCGGCTTGCGGTCAATCAAGCCTTCAAGGGATAAAGCGACGCGCGCCGCGCCGCTCGCCGCGCGAGGTGAGCAAGGCAAGGTCTGGATCATGCCCGGCCCCCATAGCGAAGCGCTGGTCGGGCAAGCCGTCACATTTCCGCACGGCGCACACGACGACCTGGTCGATGCCGCCGCTGGCGCTTTGGGAATGACGGTCGGGTCGATAGGTCAACGCATTAGGGTTCAATCGGCGACGGATCGCCGTCGAAGTAGGAGATCGGTCGAATGGTAAACACAAAGACAATCCCCGTTCAGCTTGCCGAAGACGGTTCAGAGGTCGCGACCTATCGCGGAACGTCGCTTGTCGTCAAGCCCGCCGACTGGCTTCATAGGGCGACGCGCACGGGCATACCCTTTCACATCGGGCGACAAGAGCTAGAGCCAACCCAAACCTTCAAGCCGACACGGGCGCGCGGTCGATCGGGCGACGTCGGCGAATACTGGCGACTCGCGACGACCGAGCCGCTTGTGCGAAGCGCCGTCGGGCAAGCCGTAAGCGCAATCGCCGCCGCGCCGTGGCGCATCGAACGCCCGAAGCTCCCGACGTACCTTCAAGGCAACGCCGCCGCCGAAGCGGCCCTTGACCGTCAATACAACTTCGCGTCGCGCGTTTGGGCGCGCTGGACCTCGACCGGGGCCGATCGTGTCTGGTCTGATTTTATCGCCGATGTGTTGCAATTCAGCCTGATTTCAGGCTTCTACATCGGCGAGCTGACGGCGACCGTCGAGCGCATCAAGACGAACGGCGTCGAGCGCGATTATCTCATTCCGGCGCTACCCTTCGCGCTTATGCCCTGGACCGTCGATGAGTGGGTCTTCAGAGGCAACCCGGATTCGGGCATGGTCGCAATCGTTCAGGAGACATACGACCAGATCGACACCTACGGCGACGCCGGGGCCGGTTATAAGGTCATCCCATGGGAAAAGTTGATCCACGTCGCGCACTTGCCGGCGTCTAAGGGCGACCTCGAAGGCCGGTCAATCCTTCGCGCTTGTGCCCAGTTGATCCGAATGAAACAGAAAGCGTTGCAACTTCAAGCACTCGCGACCGAAGTCAACGCCCTGGGCGTCGCCGTCGTCACACAAGACGCCCAGCGCCCGTTGACCGAAGACGCTATCGACCGAATCGAAACGCAACTCAACGAACGGACCGCCGAGCACGTCGCGCACGTCATCTTTCCGCCGGGCGCTCATAAGCTCGAAATTGTGCGACCAGCCGACGCGATTCCCGACCTAGGTCCTCAGATTGACCACCTGGACCGACAAATCGGTCATGCTCTCGGCAACGTTCATCAACTGATGAGCCTTCAAGGTACGGGCTCATACGCGGCCCGAAGCGACGCCAGCGGCGAAGCGCGCGACGCATACGACGCGCTAGCCGATATGCCGGCGCGCGCCGCCGAGCGGCTGTTACGGCGCTTTCTCATCCTCAACTTCCCAATGGACGCCCGAATGGGGCTTGTTTTCGCGCCCAATGTCGCCCATGCCGTCGTCGAAGAGAAAGACAACTCGAAGAGGGCTTCGACGCTCGCGACGCTCAAAAACGCCGGGCTGATTACGCCGACCGCTCAAATCGAAGCCCAGCTCTTGAAAGAAAACGACCTCGCGCAAGGCGTCGTTGACGAAGAGGGTTGATCGGGTTCACTTGACGATTGTAAAGCCGCGCCCTAACTATAAACCGAACGTTCGGTCGGTTTGAGGAACCATGGCACTTACGCCCGTATCAAGTTCAAACGTCGATGCCGTCGGCACATCGGGTAAAGACCTCCGGGTCATTTTCCGAAGCGGCGGCGTTTACGATTACATCGGCGCGGCGAAAGAGCTTCGTACCATGCTCGCCGCGCGCTCGAAGGGCGTCTATCTTCATTGGCTCATCAAGGGCGTTTACCCGTACAAGCGCGTCGCCCAGCTCGCCCAGCTCGCCGACGGTCGCACGAAGGCCCAAACGCCAGCGCCGCCGCGCGACCGGGTCAAGGGTAGCAAGCGAAACCCGAAGGGGTCGGCGGCGACGACGCGCGGCGGCATCAAGATTGACGCGGCGACCGAAAAGGCGTTGCGCAACAAGGTCGAGGACCTGAAAGGAAAGCGGCGCGTTGACATCGGCACGCTCAAAGCCGTTTACCGGCGCGGCGCTGGCGCTTTCTCAACGTCGCATCGGCCCGGCATGACGCGCAATCAATGGTCAATGGGCCGCGTCAACGCCTTTCTAAAGCTACTGAAGACGGGTCAACGTAAGAAAGCCTATACGACCGACCTCGACCTCTTACCGAAGTCACACCCGCAATCGACGCGACAAAGCGAGGACACGGTTAAGCCCTTGCCGTCGATGCGTCGCGCCGCGAAATGGGCGCTCGAACAACGCGCCGCCGCGCCGCCGAGCAAGCGCGCTGGTACGCCGGTCGGCATCGCACGGGCGCGCGACCTGGTCGCCGGTCGCCCGATGAGCATCGAGACCTTGAAGCGCGTTCGCGACTTCGTCAACCGTAGCGCCTCGACCGCCGACGCCCAGCCGCCGCGCGACGAAGCCGGCGACGTGCCGAAGGCGAAACAAGCGTTAGGGCTTTGGGGCGCGCGGCGCGGCAAGTCGGTCGCCGAATGGGCCGCGCGTCAAGTCCGCCGATTGGAGTCGAAGAAATGAGAACTGGTCTAGTCCTCACAATGCCGGGCTTGCCGCCCAAACCGAAAGACCCGGGCGGTCGTCTTGTCCGTTGGGTCTTGCTTGCGCAAGCGCCGGGCTTCGTCTATCGCGGCGAAGAGTTCAAGGTCGACGGCGAATGGCTCGACGACCGGGTCGGCGAATATCGTCAGTTGCTCAAAGGCGACTATACCGCGCCCTTGTTGCGCGAGCATGATAGGGACGGCGAGCGACATGGCGACATTCTCAAATTGCAACGCTACTCGATTGACGGTAAAGACTCTCTTATCGCGGCGGTTGCGTTCGCGGATCCCGACGCCGAAGACAAGATCAAGCAAGGTCGCATCAAGTATCTTTCGCCAGCGTTCGGCCCCGTCGAAGATGACAGGGGTCGGCGCTTCGCTTTCGCGTTGCGCGAGGCGTCGCTTGTTGCGGCCCCTCATCAGAAAAACATGTCGCCCGGCGATACGCACGTTTTGGGCGGCGAACATCAGGAGGGCGACATGCCCGATCATTACGACGACAAGTCGCCCGAAATGATGGACGACGACAAGCCCGAAGCGCGCCTCGACATCCTCGAAGCGAAGGTCGACAAAATGGCGACGGCGCTCGCCGAGCTGGCCGAGCTTAAAGAGCTGATGGAAAAGGCGCTGGCCGAAATGCCCGAAGAGGTCGCCGACGACGTCGAAGAGGTCGCCGCCGAAATGGGCGAGGTCGAAGAGGACGCGGCGATCGTCGCGATGCGCGAAGAGCTGAACCAGCTCCGCGAGCAACGCGACCGCGCCGTCTTCGAGCAAGTTCAGCCGGCGTCGTTGACCTGGACGCCCGGGCTCGCCGCGCTCATCTTCAATGTGTGGCGTGACGACAAAGACCGTGTCGGCGCGATCCTCGCCGATGCGACGCCAGCCGAAGCCGCGCCCGTCGTCAAGATGAGCGAGCCGGCCCCGTCGAACCCATGGGCCGTGCGCTTGTCCGAAGACACCGCGCCGGTCGAGGCCGAAGCGGTCGCGTTGACCGACGACGACATCGAAGCGAAGGCGATCGAAATGGCCGAAGGCGACCAGATCAAAGCCTACGAGATTTATAAGCAACTCAAACGCGCCGCTCTCGCGCGCAACTGAAAAGAGGTTGAACCATGTCTGACAAGACCACTACCATTCTGGGCGTTGCCGGCGCGGCGTTGACCGCTTATCGCTTCGTCGCCGTTGACGGCACCGATAACGAACGCCTCGACCCTTGCGGCGACGGCGCGCGCGCGCTGGGCGTTGCGGTCGCCGCGTCTGCCGCCGCCGGCGATGAGGCGCTGGTCGCGATCGAAGGTTACGCGCTCGTCGATTTCGGCGGCACGTGCGAGCCCTACGACGAAGTCGCCAGCGACGCCGACGGTAAGGCGATTCTCGCGAACACGACCAACGACTACATTTTGGGTTACTACGCGCCCGAACCCGTTGACGGGGCCGTGAACGACATCGCCAGCGGCGAGCGCGGTCGCATCGTCCTTTACAGCTACAAAGGCAACCAGGTCCCCGCGCCCTGATAACGACGTCTAGCATAGGAGCATAGACCATGAGCATTCCATACGCAGTGACAGACGTCGATATCAATCGCGTCTCGAAATCCTTCGTTCAGTCGTCTCTCGGCGACTTCGCGATCTCGACCATGCCGAAGGCGCTTTGCCTCGACCGGTTCACGGGCCGCTCGAACAAAACCGACTACGACCTCGCGTCGCTTTCGAACGCCTTGCTCGAAGGGACCAACCTTCGCGACTGGTCGCCCGGCATCGATCCGCCGGCCCCTGGTACGCTCGACGAAAGCGCCGTGTCGTTTACGGTTCGCATTCGTTCGACTCAAAGCATCATTCGCCCGATGAAGCGCGGTCAGACCATGGAGCACCGCTTCGCCGACCTCGAAAACAACATCGTCCCGATCCAACTCTCGAAGGTCTATCAGGCGCACGACGCCGACATCGCGGCCGCGATGACCAACGGCGCGCTCTTCGACGAAATCGCGTTCACGGGCACATCCGGCGAAGGTCTCGACCAGCCGACCGACTACGCGAACCAAAACCCCGTGCGCGACATCGAAGAGAACCTGGTTCTGCTTCGCCCGTACTCGAACTTCGCCGGGCTCGAACTCCGTTGCTACATGTCCGGCAAGGTCGCGAGCGTGCTTTCGACTCACCCGGCCTACACGGGCGGCGGCACGGGTTCGGCGGTCGCGTCGGGCTTGCCTCGCGCCGACTTCATCAGTCGGTTCAGCAGCCTTCACGGTTGCAAGACCTTCGTGTTCGACAACCTCATCAACACCGCCGCACTGGGCGCGAGCGCGACGATCGTCGAAACCTTCAACCAGACGAACTCCGGCGCGGTCCTCTTCTTCGGCTTGTTCGATACGCGCGCCGCGTCGTTCGACTTGCGAAGCGAGAACACCAACGACGCGCCCGACGGTTGCTTGGTTTGGGCGTCCTCTCAGGACCCCCGCGTTGACCAGTACCTCGACGAACGCAAGCAAGTTCAGGAGTTCTGGGGCCGTTGCGGATACACCATCTATTCGCCGCGCGGTACCAGCGCCGGCCCGGCCGCCGACCTGGGCTTCTTTATGAAGGCCGTTACCGCCGGCGCGTCACTCGGCATCTTCAAGACCTGATGAATGAGCCGGCGGCGACCTGGTCGTCGTCGGTTCAACCCTTCGCCCTTCGGCGCGCGCGACCAGCTCGCCGAAGGGCCGCGCACACTTGGAGGCTTGCGACATGGCGACCGTGCAAACATTTGGCGTTGACGCCGACCGAATCCTCGCGAGTCTTCCGCAAATCATCATCGATTCCGGCACGGGTATTCTACTCACGACCGCGCGCGCGACGACGTTGATCAACGCCGAAGCGGCTCGAATCAACGGGCTCATCGACGGCGCGTTCGGGTCGGGTACAAGTGCCGAGATCGCGACCGATACGGCGAGCGTCGAATACGCGAACGCCCAGCGCCTGGTCGTCGCCGCCGCAATTCCGCCGATCCTTCGGGCGTCGCATCATCCGACGACGATTGACGCCGATACGCGCGCGTTACTCGACGACCTCGCCGCCCAGCTCGACCTATTGATGACCGACCCGTCGCGCGCGCTGGGTCGCATCGACGCGACCAGCGTTAGCGCGCCTCGAACGCGCTTTGCCGACCTGGGCCTCTCGACGACCTTGACCGCGAAGAGGGCGCGTCGCCGCTTCGACGGGCGCTCGAACTTGCTGGGCGTTGACGAAGGGGGCTTCGAGTTTTGAGCATTAAAGGTCAAGACGTCTTCGTTCGCGCGCTCGATCGCTTGCCGACCGACATCGACGAAGAAATGGTCGAGGTCATCGACGAAGCGATCGTCGGCGAGTTCGTTCGCCAGCGCGCCGAAATCCCCTTCTATGAAGGGCGACCATATACGGACAAATACGGGCGGCACGGGGGCCCGTTGCGCGATAGTTTGACTTCGACGACCGACCCCTTTCATCAAGTCGGCATCGTCGGCAATGCCGTCGAGGTTCGCACACTGGTCGAATACGCGAAATATAACGCCCTACCAGAGCCGGACGAACGCGCGGTCGAGGTCGCTTTGACGCGGCTTATGTTGAACCGCCTTCGCGATGGGGGTGCTAAATGAGCATCGTCATTAACCAGGGGCACTACACCTTGTTGAAGACGGCGAAGGCCGTCATTCGCGACAACTTCAACGCCGCGCGCACGGCGCTTGTCGGCGAAGGCGTTGACGACTATTTACCCGACGCCCGGCAAGACGGCGCGACACTCAACGGTCGCAATGTGTACGTTTCGCAAGGCGACCGAATACCGCCGCAAGCGACGCAATATGTTCTGTTAGCCGCACGTAAAATCGGCGAGCCACGAAGAACGGCGGCGCTTGCGGTCGAGGACCAAGATTTCGAGCTGGTCGTGTTATGCGGCGTCAAGGGTTACGTCCTCGCCGCTTCGGGCAACGACCCGGCCCCGACGCCCGAAGATGCCGGTTGGCAAACCGCCGGCGTCCTCGAACAGATTGCGAGCTACTGTTTGAGGCGTTACCTTTGCGCGGCGACCTCTTCGAGCGCGTACAACATAACGCCGACGGGAAGCGACCCGGTACCATACAATCGGCGCGACCCGGCGCGGTTCGCCTACACTTCGCGTTTCACGGTTACTATGCGCGTCCTCGACGCAAGGGGATTATAAATGAGCGAGTCAAAACTAATCATTCCGGCGATCGGTAAAGTCCTCGCGAAGGTCGAATCGACCAGCGGCACTAAAGAGGCGCTGGTTGACGGCGACGCGGTCTTCTTTGAAGAGATCGAATGGCAATACGAAAGCGACAATATTCAGCGGTTGCCGCTTGCGCCCGAACGACACGGCGTTCGATCGGTCGAGGGGCCGACTCGAATCAGCTGGTCGGGCTCGACTGAAATGGCGTTGCCCGACCAGTTCGACACGGCGAGCGACGTTCCGCATCCTGATGTCTGGTTGAAGTCTTGCGGCTTCGCGCGCGAGGACTTCAGTTCAGTCGCCCATGAGGTCGCGTTCTACGCCCTTCAATCGACGAACCATTCGAGCATTTCGTTCGAAGCCTACGAATACACCGCCGACGGCCTGGACGCCGATTACATTCAAGCGCGCGGCGCGCGTTGCGGTTGGGAATTGTCGATCGTTGACGGCGAGCGCGTCAAACTCAACTTGACGGGCGGTCTTGCGACCGAAGCGGCGACGGCGTCGCAAACCTATCAAGCGGCGACAAGCGAGTCGAAGGCGGTCACGTACTATACCGACAAGCCCTTCGTCGCGAACCGTGGGGTTTCGAGCGTCGAGCTGGTCAACCTGACGAACGACGACGTCTTCGGCGGCGGTACGCCCGGTTCGCCCAGCGGCTTGTTTCAGGTCGTAAGTGCGACCTTCAACGGCAATATGGAGCCCGAAGAACAACGGGGGCTCGGCGCGTCGCGTAACCGGCTCGGCGGCGCTGGCCCGGTTACGGGTACGGTGATCATCGAAGAGGGCTTGATTAGCAACGCGAGCGCCTTCGACCCCTACGCCCTTCGCCGCGACGCGACCCCGCTCGAATTCCGCTTCAAGATTGACCAGACCGACGCGACCGGCGACGCCACGTTCTTCGCGGTCAACGCCTACGTTCAGATCGTCGGCGTCAACCATACCGACGCCGGAAAGCGCCGCGTCTATGAGCTTGAAGTCGAGGTCAAGTATCCCGAAGACGCGAGCGACGGCGACCCGGCGGTCGGCGCGTCGCCGTCGCAAGTGTTTGACTACGCGGCGAACAATGGGCTTTACGTCGATATTACGCCGACGATCGTCGGGGTCTTCGCGATCACCTTCTACAGGGACGCCAGTTGATGAGTTACTTCAAGAAACGCGAGCGCATCTTCGCCAGCCTGGACGCCGACCGCGTTGACCCGGCGACCTTCGTACCTGAAAGCAAGGATCACCCTTGCTTTGTGCTGGTCGCCGTCATCACGCTAGCAGGGGCCGAAGCGATGTCGGTACTTCAAGGTGACTCGCCAGCCGACAACATTCGGGCAATGGCGGCCGGCGCGGCGGTCATCATCGAACGCCTCGAAGGGCGCTGGGATTACTACCCGGGCGGCGGCGCTGACTGGCCGCAACGTTGGGCCGACGCCGACCACGAAGGGCGTTGCGCTATGGCGCGCGAATTCGCCGCCGAAGAGCTGGTCGCGCTCGCCAGCGCATCGCAACGCAAGACGACGTTGACCGACGCCGAAAGAAAGGAATCGTAAGGGGCGTTCGCCTTATCAAGTCGGGGGCCGGGTCGGCGGTCGCCCGATGCGTTTCGCCCTTCGTGCTATGGCACTTGAACCTACATGCCGACGTCGCGCCCGAAATGGGCGGCTTGATTCCATGGCGCAAAGGCGCATTATATGACCAGCCGGCGCGCGAGGTCCTCGCCCAGCGCGCGATTAGAGCGGCATGGAGCGACCTACGGGCGAAGGATCGCAAAAAGCGCAAAGGGTGAACTATGGCCGGGTTCGACATCGTTGCAAACGTCATCGTCGCCGGCCTGGACCAGCTGAAAAGGCTGGGCGACCTCGCGAAGAAAGCCGGCGACGAAGCAAGCAAGGCCGGCGAAGAGGTCGAGGGCCTGGGCGAAAAGGCGAAGGGCGCTGGCGAAGAGTTCGAGGGGGCCGGCGAGAAAGCGAAGGGCGCTGGCGAAGAGTTCGACGGGGCCGGCGGCAAGTCGAAGGGGGCCGGCGAAGAGTTCGACGGGGCCGGCAAAAAGGCGAAGGGGGCCGGCGATAAGCTCGAAAAAGCCGCGCAACAATTTCGCGCGATGGGGTCGGCTGGTACCTTCGCCGGCGACTCGCTCGAACGCTTTAGCATCGTCACAAGCGGCCCCATGGGCGCGGCGATCGCCGGCGCGGTCGTCGCCTTCGCCGGGCTCAAAGTCGCGATCGCCGCAACACGGGCGGCGGTCAACGCGCTGGTCACAAGCGTTTCGACATACATCGAAACAAGCTTGCCGCTTCAACGCTCGCAATCAAAGCTGAACGCGCAATTCAAGACCCTAGCCGCAACCTTCGGCGCGGCGCTCATCGGCGGCGAATCCTTCGGCAAGGTTATGGAAGTCGTCGGCGAAATCATCGACAAAGTTACCGACTTCGTCGTCGAAAATAATGGCGTGATTCTTAAGTTTACGAAGACGTTTTCGAGCGTCGCGAAGGTCCTCATTCAGATCTTCCTAGGCATCATAACCGGCATCACCGCGCCGATGACCGGCATGGCCGATTTGATCACGTTCACCATTAATAAACTGATGGCGAACTTCGCGCTCGTTCAAATGGACATTCTAGAAATGACCATGGCGCTACCCGACGCGGTCAAAAAGGCGTTTGGGTTGACCGACGACGCGCTCGCGAAGGAATACGCATCGGCCGAAAAGCGCGCCGCCGCCGGCGCGAAGGGCGCTGGCGATGCATTTAAGAAAGGCTTTAGCGCTAAAATGCTTGAGGCCGCCGGCGAGGTCAACAAGGCCGTAACTCAAATTGACGCGGCGATTCAACAACTGACGCCCAGCGCCGGGCGCGTTACGGTCAAACCCGAACCGGTCGGCACGCCAGCCGCGCCGACCGACCAGCTCTCGCCCGACCGGATCACACTTCAAAGCTTCTTGCCGATAACGGTCGCGCGCCGGTCGCTTGAAATCGCGCAGTTGCGAAAGCAAAACGAAAAAGACTTCGGCGAAATCAATGCGTTGATGGAAGCTTATATGCAGAAAGCGAACGCGATCGCCGCGCAAACCCTTCGAGGCGAAGCGCGCGCGCGCGAGCTCGACAAGATAAGCAAGGCGGCCGAAGACCTCAACAAGCGCCTGGACGCCGCCGACGAAGCCGCGAAGGACCTCGCCGTCGGTTCATTGAGTCAACTGGGCTCATCGATCATGCAAACAATGGGCGCGTTTACCGTCGGCGCGTCGAGCCTTCGAGACTTCGGCGACGCTATGGCCGATCTCGCCGCGCGCATCGCTTCGGACTTCGGATCGTTGTTCATCAAGCTAGGGGCCGGCTTCGTCATTACGCCCGGTTCGCAAGCCCTGGGCGCTGGCATGATCGCCGCCGGTCTGGGCTTGCAATTTCTTTCCGGCATACTGGGCGCGAAGGGTAGCGCAAACGCCGGCGGCGGCGGCGGCGGCGGTCGAGCGGCGGCGGCCTCGACCGACAACAGCATCGCGCGCGAGGTCAGTCGGTCTCTTCGACCTTCGGGCGACGACGGGCCGGCGGTTACGAACATCGAAGTCGTCATCGGGGGCCGGTCGATTCAACCCGAAATGGTCGGCATCATCGACGACATCGTTCGTCAACGACGGTCGCGCTATTTGGGCCGGCGAGCGGGGATTTAGACCATGTCAGATTTTACGCGATGCGCGTTCAGCTTGCCCTATAAGGTGACGACGGCGACTCAAATCAGGTTGACGTTGACGAACTCCGCGATCGGCGCGACGACCGTAACGGCGACGGCGGCGTTCGGCACATATTATAACGACCTGGACGTTTCCGGCGTTGTGCTCGGCGTCAACCTCTTACGACACTTGCTCGACCAGCTCGAAGCCGAAGAGGCTATCGCCGGCACGAACGGCACGTATATTTTGGTTCTTCAGTCGGGCGACTATCGGGGCCGGTACACAATCCAGCGCACACAAGGCGACACCGCCGACAATGTCGCGAGCCTCGAAATCCTCGCCGGCGGCGAGGTCACAATGCAAACCTTCGGCTATACCTCGACCGCGCCGACGCCGACCAGCGGCACGGCAAACCCGGCGGTCTTCGAAGCGCCGAATCGCGCCGCCGGTCATTGGATCATAGACGACTATCCGGGCTTATGCGCTGGCGACGAAGAGGTCTTCGAAACGACCGTCTTGTCGGCGACCTCGCCCGACGGCACGACCGCGCGCGACACTTACGGCGACGTCACTCGAAAGACGATCATGTTGATGACCTTGCCGGCGGCGAGCGTCTTTCGGTATTGGACCGACGACGCCGACTTCGCTTCGGGTTTGGGTTGCGCGACGGGCGACCCTAACGCCAGCCTGGACGAACTTCGGCGGCTATGGTCGAGGCTCGACGCCGACGTCTATTGTCGGTATACGCCGAACATCGGATCAATTTCGACCTTCGTTCAGCTTCAACCCGGCGCGCGCGACGAATGGCTCGCGCGCTTGCCGGCTGAGCGCGTATCGTCGAACCCCTTGCTCTACGATGTGACCTTAACCGCTTTTGTGGTGAGCTAATGCCGCGCTACTTACATGCAATCAAGGTCGAGGGCCTGGGCGACGTCGAAGCATCGACCGCGACCGACAAGCGATATCGCATCGGCTACGGGCGCGCGCTTATGGACAATGCATCAAGCGCCGACCCCGACGGCTTGCTCATCGACGGTTTGTTGATGTGGCCTTCGGAGTTGAGCGCCGACGTGGACTTTCGCGAAGGGTCGTCGAGCTTGTCTTCGCAATCGTTCAGCCTTCGGGCGACGACGACGACGCGAGGTCTATTCTATAGGCTTCGGCACGCTCTCAGCGCCCGTCTAACGGCTTCGATGACGGCGACGCAAACAAGCATCATCGTCGATACGGGAAGCCTTGACGGCGCGTATACGCTCGAACGCGAGCGCATCGACATAGACGGGTCAACACAAACGCCGGTCGTCGGCGGCTTTTCGTACACTTGCGCGCGCGGCGCGCTGGGCACACTCGCCGCCGCGCACGGCATCGACACGACCGACGACGTCGAACTGTACCCGACGCTACACACACTCGCCGGGCGGCTGGTCGAGCTGGTACGCATTCCGCTTGATGCGTCGAGCGTCTATACCGAAGAGGTCGTCTTATGGTCGGGCATATTGCGCGAGGTCTCGACCGGCGACACGGGTCTAACGATAGACCTCGAAGTCGATAGCTTGCTGGGTCTTGTCGAAGAACAGCGCATCTTAACCGACCGCTTTCAAGGCGAAATGTCGGGGGCGTGGTTAGACCCTGAACGACCGCGCCTCGACCGGCTAGGGTTTAGCATCGTCGCCCAGCGCGCGCCGGCGGCCGGGTCGGGCGTTTCGAGCGACCCGGTTCAAGCGCTATTCATGGTCGGCGAAGACTTCGTCGCGCGAGGCACT